ATCACCTTTCCCGACCAACAGCCTGAATGCATCAGCCGGGTTTCTTTGTTATATCCCGCCGTTCGGATCTTCCGGGCGGCTTTTTGATTTTACGGCAAGAGAGGTGGTGTGGATGACCGACAAGCAGGCGCGGTTCTGTGAAGAGTATATGATCGACCTGAACGCGACCCAGGCGGCCATCCGCGCCGGATACAGTCCCAAAACAGCCCAAGAGCAGAGTGCTCGCCTGTTATCAAATGTTATGGTTCAAAATCGTCTTGCCCAGCTGCAGGCCGAGCAGAGCCGTCGGACCGGCGTATCTGCTGATCGTGTCGTGCGGGAACTTGCCAAGATTGCTTTTGCAAACGCCAGCGACCTGATCGACCCGGAGACAGCTTCCGTGAAGCTGGATGCTTCCCGGGATGATCTGGCCGCGATCCAGTCCATCAAGGTCAAAAGCTTTGGCGAAGATGGTTTGGAACACGAGGTCAAGCTTGCAGACAAGCTCCGGGCCCTTGACCTGTTGGGCAAGCATCTGGGTATGTACAAAGACGCATCCGAAAAAGAAAATGCCGCTGCTCAAAATAACGACATGCAGACCCTTGCTGATCTGCTGCAGCGACCCGTTCCAAACCGTGACATCAAGGACTTTGAAGAATGAACATCCCCGCACCATTTTCTGAAAACCAGATGCGTTTCTTCTGGGGCTGCTTTGACCACTGGTTCAACGTTGCAGAGGGCGGTAAACGTGGTGGTAAGAACGTGCTTATCACGATGGCGTATTGCACCATTCTTGAAAAGCATCCGAGCCGCATCCACTTGATCGCGGGCGTATCCACTGCGACGGCCCGGCTGAACATTCTGGACTGTGACGGCTTCGGCCTGAAAAACTATTTTGAGGGCCGCTGCCGTGAGGGCACCTACCAGAACCGCGACTGTCTGTACATCCAGACTGCCACCGGCGAAAAGGTGGTGCTGGTGTCTGGTGGTGGCAAAGCCGGTGACGAAAAGCTGATCAAGGGCAACACCTACGGCACCGCGTACATCACCGAAGCCAATGAATGCAGCGAAACTTTCATCAAGGAAGTATTCGACCGTACCCTGTCCAGCCCGGACAGAAAGGTGTTTCACGACCTGAATCCCAAGGCGGAGGGGCACTGGTACTACGAAAGTATTCTGAACCTGCACGAAAAGAAGCAGACGGAGAACCCAAAATACGGCTTTAACTACGGACATTTCACCATTGCCGATAATATGAGCATCTCAGATGAGCAGCTCCGGGCCGTGCTTGCAACCTACGACCGCAGCACGGTCTGGTATGCCCGTGACATCCTTGGAAAAAGGAAAGCTGCCGAGGGCCTTGTGTATCCCTTCTTCTCCGCCGGGCAGGACACCTACCTTTTTCACGGTGATACTTCCCACATCGACGGGCAGTTTTACGTGTCCATCGACTACGGCACCCACAACCCCTGCAGCATGGGCCTGTGGGTCATTCATGATGGCAAGGCCCTGCGCATCAAGGAAAGCTATTTCGACAGCCGCGCCGAGCGTGTGCAGCGCACGGACGAAGAGCACTATGCCGAGCTGGAACGCCTGACCAAGGGCTATTACATTCAGGCGGTGGTGGTTGACCCGTCCGCTGCTTCCTTCATCGAGACCATCCGGCGGCACGGCAAGTATCTGGTGATCCCTGCAGACAACGACGTGCTGAACGGCATCCGCTGCGTGGCATCCCTGATGCAGGCCGGGCTTGTGACCATCCACGAGAGCTGCACGGCATCGCGCCGGGAGTTCGGCCTGTACTCGTGGGACGACAAAGCCAAAGAGGACCGCGTCGTGAAGGAGAACGACCACGCCATGGACGACATCCGCTATTTCTGCTATACGATACTGGCCCCGCTGATCCGCTGGGCAGATTGGAGACGAAAGTAATGTTTGACAGACTGCTTTTCTGGCTGCGGGAGAAAGCGCGGCTGCTGTTCGGTGAAAATACCACCGTCAGCGTCAGCGTGTCCGACAGCATGGAGAATGCGATCATCCTGTGGGCGCAGATGTACGATGCCGGCGGGCCGTGGTGCCACGGTGGAAAGAACCCCCTTCACAGTCTGGGTCTGCCCAAAAGCGTTGCATCGGAGCTGGCCCGTCTGACCACGCTGGAAATGGAGTGTCTTGTTTCAGGCAGCGCCCGCGCCGACAGCATCAACACCATGCTGCAGCCTTTCATTGCAGATCTGCGCACCCCTGTAGAATACGGCTGTGCGCTGGGCGGCATCCTGTTCAGGCCCTTCCTCGATGCAGAGGGACGCATCCAGATCGATGCTGTGCAGGGGGATTGCTTCTGCCCTACCCGCTTTGACAGCTCTGGCCGTATGACCGGGGCTATTTTTTATGACCATCTGGTGCGCGGCAACCGCATTTACACTCGTCTTGAAGATCACGAGTTTTCCGGCAGCACGTACAGCATCACGGTCAAGGCGTTCCGTTCCATGACCAGTGCAGATCTCGGCATTGAAGTCCCGCTGACCGATGTGCCGGAGTGGGCCGCGATCTCCCCGCACACTGAGTTTTCCGGCGTAGACCGCCCGCTCTGGGGCTATTTCAGGGTATCTGGCGGCAACTCTTCCGACCGGCATTCTCCGCTGGGTGTGAGCGTCTATGCGGCTGCTGTTGAGACGATCCGGGACGTTGACGAGCAATACGGACGCCTGCTGTGGGAGTACGACGGCGGGCAGCTGGCCATTGACGTTGACCAGACCGCCCTGCGCACCGATGCCGACGGAAATGTTCATCTTCCGGAGCGGCTTGAGCGCCTTTACCGCAGCTGGCTGAACGGCAGCATCGGGGCCAATGGCCGGAACCTCTACGAAGCCTTTGCCCCTGCCCTGCGCGATGAAAGTTATCGTCGGGGGCTGGATACCATGCTCAAGCGGGTGGAGTTCCAGTGCGGCCTTGCCTACGGCACCCTGTCCGACCCGCAGAACGTGGATAAGACCGCCGAGGAGATCCGCAGCAGCAAACAGCGCAGCTACACTACAGTCAAGGATCTGCAGCGGGCGCTGGGCAATGCGCTGACAGATCTGGTATACTCCATCAGCAAGCTGCTGGATGCCCAGTGGAACAGCGGCGCAGCCGTTTCCCCGCCGGGCGACTGCAATGTGACCTTTGACTTTGACGACAGCATCATTTCTGACCCCAAGGAGCGCAAGCAGATGTACTGGGGCTACGTTACCGCAGGCAAGTTCCCCTTCTGGCGGTATCTGGTGGAGTTCGAGGGCTACAGCGAGGACGACGCCAAGGCCATTGCCGCCGAAGCGGATGCCGAGAACCGCAGCCCTGAAGCCCTCACCTTCGGGGGTGCCTGATGCTGCCGCCGAGCTATCTTGACCGGATGCCGGACGCCTTTGTGCAGCTCTGGCAACAGGTCGAAGAGCAGATCCTGCAGGACGTTGCCCGGCGCATCGGCAAGATGGACGCCGTGACCCCCACCGCAAACTGGCAGCTGTGGCGCTATCAGCAGACCGAGGCGCTGCGCAGCGACGTGGTGAAGCTGCTGGCCAAGTACACCGGCAAGAGCGAGGCCGCCATCCGCAGGCTGCTTTTGCAGGCCGCCACCGAAGCCATGGAGCGGGAGGACGCCATCTACTACCACTACGACATGGAGCCGACGCCCTTTGAAGAGAGCGCCGCCCTCAACAACCTGCTGGACGCCGGTGCCCGCCAGACCTGCGGCACGTGGCAGAACCTCACGGCCACCACGGCAAACACCGTCACAGGGGCCTTTGAACGCACGCTGGACGCCGCATGGCTCAAAGTGAGCACCGGTGCCTTCGACTACAAAGCCGCCGTCAAACAGGCCGTGGACAGCCTTGCAGACGACATGCCAATGGTCACATACCCCAGCGGCCACAAGGACAGCATCGAGGTGGCCGCCCGCCGTGCCGTGCTCACCGGTGTGAACCAGACAGCTGGCAAGCTGCAGGAAGCCCGCATGGACGAAATGGGCTGCGAATTTGTGGAAACGACCGCCCACGGCGGCGCGCGTCCTTCTCATGCAGAATGGCAGGGACGGCGCTTCCACCGGGGCGGCGCGGTGGACTACAGGGGTAAAAACTACCCGGACTTTGAAGCCGCCACCGGCTACGGCACGGGAGCAGGGCTTTGCGGCTGGAACTGCCAACACCAGTTCTTTGCCTGCTTCCCGGAGCTGGGCGACCCGCCCGCGTGGACGCGTGAGCAGCTGGAAGCCCTGAACGACCGGAACATCGAGTGGAACGGCAAAAAGTACACCGCTTACGAGATATCCCAGATGCAGCGTGCCCGGGAGCGGAACGTCCGCCGCTGGAAAAAGCGGTATCTGGCCGAGGATGCCGCCGGGCTGGATACCACCGATGCCGCTGTGCGCCTGAGAGCGGCCCGACAGAGCCTTGCAGAGTTTGCACAGGCCACGGGCGGCCGTGTGGACAGCGCCCGTGTCAGCGTGCCCAAGTTCGGCAGGAGCGAAGCCAGCAGGGCGAGCGCACAGGTGCGGAAGGCATCCTCTACATACAGCAGCTTGAACACAAAGGCGAAACCTGTTACAATGCAGTCAATCGCAAATGTTAAGGCGTTCAGCTGTGACACACTGGATGCCGCCGGGCAGCAACAGCTGAAAAACGCCCACAAACGCCTTCTCATGGTCGCTTCAAAGCAGCCGGAAAATGTTGAAGTGGGCAGGGTGTTCGATATCAAAATGAAGCCGCTGACGAAGGACATCACGGGAAGCGCCGAGGGAAGTTCTGTTCAGCTGCCCAACTTTGATACCCCGTATGTTGTTATCCACACACACCCTGCCTGCGGTATTTTCTCGCACGGTGATTTGTCGAGTTTCACAAGAAACAAAAATTTGAAGCTCATGACGGCCATCGGTCACAATGGTCATATCTATGCTGTTGAGAAAAGCATCCATTATGATGCTGCCGCTGCAAACGGCATCGTTTGGAACCTGAATGCCGAAATAAACCGGCTGAAAAATATCCCTCGCGCGGAACTGTCAGACGAAAAGCTTCTTGAACAGGCAGAGAAGCTGATCCGACAGGCTATCGGAGACCTTCAGGAAAATGGAGTGAAATACTATGAGTAACTGGCTTACACCGGAACGCATTGCAAAAATGCAGAAGTGGCTTCTTGAA